TAGAAGTTTATATTCCTGGTTCAGGTATCAAGTTTGAAAATGGTATTGTTTATAATTTAGCAGGAGCAGGCGGAAGCATTACAGTAACTATAACAGGAGCTTAATGGCAACTTCAGGAACTACAGTCTTTGAAAAAAATTTTGCTATCGATGATATAATCACCGAAGCCTATGAAAGATTAGGACGTTTTGATTATTCTGGAAATGATATAAAATCTGCAAGACGTTCTTTAAATATTATGTTTCAAGAATGGGCAAACAGAGGTTTGCATTTTTGGGAAGTTGGAAATAATGATATTACATTAGTAAATGGCCAATCCGTTTATACAATGTTTAGATCAACGTCTGACGGAACTTCAGATGCAACAGCAGTTTATGGTGTTGATGATATATTAGAAGCTGTTTATAGAAATTCTTCTTCAACTGATTTTCCATTAACAAAAATAAATAGATCTGCATATCAAGGTCTTTCAAATAAAACAAATACAGGAACTCCTACACAATATTTTGTACAAAGATTTATTGATAAAGTAACTATTACTTTATACTTAACTCCAGGTGCCTCTGAAGCCGGGAACAAACTTAATTATTATTATGTAAAAAGAATTCAAGATGCAGGAGCTTACACTAACGAAGCTGATGTGCCTTATAGATTTGTACCATGTATGTGTGCAGGTTTAGCTTATTACCTTTCACAAAAAGTAAAACCAGAAATTACACAACAAATGAAATTATTATATGAAGATGAATTAAAAAGAGCATTAGAAGAAGATGGTTCACCTTCAAGTTCTTTTATAACTCCAAAAACTTATTATCCAAATGTCTAATTTATCTAGAGGAAAATACGCACAATTTATATCTGATCGTTCTGGTCAAGCATTTCCATATACGGAAATGGTTATTGAATGGAATGGTGCACGTGTGCATACATCAGAGTTTGAAGCAAAACATCCACAACTAGATCCAAAACCAACTACTGCAGATGGACAAGGTTTAAGAAATGCAAGACCACAAACTTTTACACTTGCTTCTGGTGGCGGTGGTGGAATAGCTGTAGATTTAACTTTACCTGCACCATTTTCTTTTTCATCTGAAGGAATGGTTCCTGATAATGGAAGTATAATTAATTCAAAAAGAGAAGGACATATTAGTTTAGGAAATGTAGAAATAACTGGAGCAGTCACAGTTACAACTTATGCAGTCACTGTTGCTAATCCAGGTTCTGGAAATAAATATTATATTGATGCAGCTCAACAGGCTACTTTAAATTTTACAAAAACTAACATATATAAATTTGATCAATCAGATTCTACAAATGGTGGAGGAGGAACTCACCCATTAAGATTTTCTACAACTTCAGATGGGACACATAGTGGAGGAACAGAATATACTACTGGTGTAGTAACAAGTGGAACTCCTGGTCAACCTGGAGCTTATGTTCAAATAACTGTTGATGCAAGCGCACCTAGTACGTTATACTATTACTGTAGCAATCACTCTGGAATGGGAGGCCAGATAAATATATCATAATGACTTACGCAGAATTAGTACAAAAAATTAGAGACTACACAGAAGTTAGTTCAAATGTTTTAACTGACTCTATTACAAATGATATTATTCGAGATGCTGAATTAAGAATAATGAGAGATGTAGATGTTGATGCAAATAAAAGATATGTAACAGCTCAAGTAATTTCAGGAACAAGATTTATTGATACACCTCAAAATACTCTAGTAATTAGATCAGCTCAAATTGTAGATTCTGATGGAATAAGCAACCCTGATAATAGAGAATTTTTACAATGGAGAGATTCTAGTTTTATGTCTGAATTTAATCCCACTAATGCTCAAGGTGTTCCAAAATACTACAGTTGGTGGGACGATGACACAATAGTATTGGCTCCAACTCCAAATGCTACTTACACAATTCAGTTAAATTATATCTTGAAACCTGAGACTTTATCTAGTACAAATACACAAACATATATTAGTCAGCAATTTCCCAATGGCTTATTGTATGCATGCTTAGTTGAAGCATTTTCATTCTTGAAAGGGCCAAATGATCTCTTGCAATTATACGAAGGAAAGTATAAACAAGTGTTAGAAGGCTTCTCGATAGAACAAATGGGAAGACGAAGACGCGATGAATATCAATCTGGTGTTCCTCGTGTTGGTGGTAAATAAATATAAGGAGATAAACAACTATGGCTATTACACAAGCGATTGCAAATTCTTTCAAAAAACAATTATTGGAAGGTGAGCATAATTTTGGTACTGGTGATGACAAGTTTAAAATCGCTCTTTATACTTCTTCAGCTACTCTAAACTCATCAACAACTGCATACGCTGCTAACCCAGGAGGTGGAGCTAATACTGAAGTAGCTAACACTGGTCAGTACACAGCAGGTGGTGGTTTACTTGTAAACAGCGGAACTTCTATAACAGCTGGTGTTGCAAGAGTTGACTTCGCAGACAGATCTTTTACTGGAGTGACGTTAACTGCTAGAGGAGCTTTAATCTATAACACTTCTGCAACTGCAACTAATGCAGCTGTATGTGCTTTAGATTTTGGAAGCGATAAAACAGCGACAGCAGGTGTTTTCACAATTCAGTTTCCAGCAGCTACATCAACAGCAGCGATTTTAAGAATCTCTGGTTAGTACATAGGAGTTAAAATCCTATGGCATCAGGAACTTGGAATAGCGGCTTTTGGGGCCAAAACCAATGGAACGATTTAGCTAATCCTACATTTACATTAACAGGGATAAGTTTATCTGGTGTTATTGGTACAACTACTGAAGCCGCAGGTGAAATAAATACAGGTTGGGGACGTATTGAATGGGGCATAAATGCCTGGGGTGAATTTGGTACTGCACTTCCAACAGGAGTTTCTGCATCTTTTAATATAGGAACCGTAGCTGTAACTGCAGGTGCCACTGCAACAAATTCTACAAATAATGGTCAAACAATAACTGGAGCATTAGGTGCTCCTGCGATTGATATTCAAGGAAAAGTATTTCCTACAGGTTTTGGTTTAAGTGGAACTTTAGGAGCAGCTGATGCTGGTCCTGATGCAATGCTTACAACTAATCATGCAACAATGGGTCTTGGTTCTGTTCAAGCTTATAATCAAACAGGTTGGGGTAGACAAGAATGGAATGAAAATGCATGGGGTGTTGAAGGTCAATATGCAAATGTTGATGTAACTGGAATTGCAATGACTGGAGCTGTAGGTAATTTATCTCTTAAAGGTGAATCAGTAGTTCTTCTTAATACTTTAAATATTGCTAACGCAACACTTGGTCAAATAGATCCTGCTCCTGATGCAAACTTATTAAGTCAGTTAGCTACTATGTCAACTGGTACATTAGGAATGCAAGGAGATGTTCCACAAGATGTAACAGGTATTGCAATGTCTGCAGGTTTAGGAAGTGTTGTAGTAGTTCCTGGTCAAGAGGTACCTTTAACAGGATTACCTGCTCTTGCTAGAGTAGCTAGTGTAACACCTGTTATACATGTAGACGTACTATTAACAGGAAATGCCTTGACTATGTCACAAGGTAGTGGTAATGCTTTAATCTGGAATGAAGTAAACACGGGTACAGCGCCTATAACTCCTCCAGGATGGCAAGAAGTAGCTGCATAATGAGTTTGACACAAACTCAATTTTTTAGTAAAGTAAACACAAATAAGGAATTTAAATTATGGCAAATTCAACATCAGCTAGTTTAAAATTAACAGTTCAAGCAACTGGGGAAAACTCAGGAACTTGGGGACAAATTACAAATACTAACTTACTAATTCTTGAACAAGCAATTGGTGGTTATGGAGCATTCAATGTAACTGATGCGTCTAGAGCTTTAACTTTTACAAATGGTGCTTTATCAAATGGTAAGAATGAAGTTATTAAATTAACTGGAACTCTTGAAGCAAACGTAAATGTCACTATTCCAAATTCAATAGAAAAAACTTATATTGTTGAAGATGCATGTAATCACGCAGGTTTTACTTTAACTTTTAAAACTTCATCTGGAACAGGTGTATTATTATGTGAAGGTCACACTTACACTTTATATTCTGATGGAACTAAT